GTTACTGGTGATGTAAGGTAATTGTTTCCAACAAACCACAGAGTATCCATATTTACTGGTAAACTAAGAGCAGTTGCTTGATTTAATCCAGATTGATCATTTAGATAGTTGTCTTGAGCTGTAATTGTGAAAGTTCCTGATGAGATTGTTTCTTCACGAGGGTTTTGAATATATCCATATCCAGGTAGTTGTAATCTTCCCTCTGAGTCCATTCTCCACTCTTGAATAACTTCATTTGCAGAATCTTCATTATTTGTTGTAAATCTAATATCATCTGCTGCATTAAGATGAATGTCATCTCCTTGACCAAGAGTTTGAATGTATAGATCGTCCCCAGCAGTTACATACAGATCACTATCTATTCCTGCATCAATTCTCATTCCCTTATCGCCAGGAAGACTAATTATGCTTCGGCCTTCTTCGCTTGTGAATACAAAGTCAGCAGTGTTAGCACTACCCCCAGCATTGTTGGAAAATATATCCCACTCTGCAGTATTGCCAACAGGATCTGCTAAACCGCCATTTGCTTTTGCAATGTATAAGTTATTATCGCTTCCTCTAACAATTGCTAGATCTGCAACATATCCATTGCCTGAAACATAGTTTCCTAGGTAAACTAGCCCACCAGAACCACCTGTTCCGTCTTCACCCTTTGCTGCAAGTAAATCCCAAATAAATCCTTCTAAAGGGGTGTCCCCAACATTTCCACCATTTGCATTAGCACGGTACCAAAGCTGTCCGTCAAATGTTACAATATCTCCAACGGCATATGATGTACCACCGTTGTATTCTCCAACATAATTCCATAGCGCATCCGCCCCTGGTATTCCTTGCGGCCCCCTAGGCCCTGGAGCTCCGCCTCCAGATCCTCCTGTTGATGTAATGTTAAATGGCATCTTATCTCTCCAATATCAAAATAGAAATTGTTGCAGCACCTACTGCGTAAAGCTTGTCATATGGGCCAAGGTCGGCACTCCATACTTGACCAGGTGATAGCTGAATTCCAAAAGAGGAATTTGTTACTGATTCTGAGCCAATCCATGCATATTCTTCTGCATCGGTGTTTTGGACTGAAATTGTATTTGATGTTTCTATGTCATCAGTTGTTGTTAAAAGTGTTGGCTCTGATGATAGTGTTAAATTTTTAGTGCGTAGCATAATATCTCCTTATATGGGTAATCCCTACTAAATTATACCGTATAAAAGGACAAAACCCAATCAGAGGCGGATCCGATTGGGTTCTGCTGATCTTGCGATCAAGTACTGGGAGCAAATTTTGGTGGGATGCTACAACCAGTACATACAGAGTATAAAATAATCTCTATCTAAAGTCAATAGTTAATCCCAAAGGTGTTCTTGCTTTGGATCAAATCTCCAGGTTGACTCTTTATACTTAACATCTTCGGTCAGGTCGTATAAAATATCCATAAGAACCTTACAGTCTTCATGCTTCCATGTAAGGTTGCATTGACCATCTTCTACATTTAAGCATTTATTTAAATATGATTCTACTTTTTCTACCATCCACTTTAAAGCTTCAGTGGATTTAGACACATCTTCGTAAGTAGTTTTTTCCGCCCTATTCATTTTATAGGCTATTTGATCAAGATATAGTTTCTTCATCTTCGCCTTGTGGTGTAAATGATGGGGCTGGACCTAAAAGGAATCCCTGATCATGATATTGAACCATTTTAGAAACATCTTCTGGTCCCACCAGCTTATTTGCAATTAGTGTTAATAAATCATAAATTCTATGAAGCATAATATAATTTACCATAGGCAAATTATCTTCTAAATTCTGTGGTTGTTCATTTTCCATCATCTGGCCTACCTAAATCTTCCCAAAACTTTTCACGACCCATTTGGTCTGTTTCTTTTATTGTTCCGCCATCAGTATTAATTTGAATCGACGGCTCTTTTGATTTTTCCATATAGCTCCAGCCCTATATTGTTTTTATACTGACAAGATAAACAGTATAAATAAATTATACCGTCATTTGTTTCGTTGCACATTAAAGGGCCCTGATCCATAGGACATTCAAGTCTAGGAGCAAGGCCCTTCTCTGCTAGCAGAAGGTACTTAGACACATACTGTATCTTCATGTACCTTCCTTTCTAATTTGGGAATCTTGTTAAAAATTCCTTATATCGGTCTCCACCTAATGAAGACCATGACGACCAATCTGCGCCGCCCTTGGTCATATAATACGTTATCTCTGCGTTTATTACTGGGTCAAACAATAAAATGTTTGACTTTAGATCAAATTTTTCTTTACGATCAATGCCGAGTTCACCCAACATATTAATCTGAAAAATTCCGTAGGAACTGTCTCCAGTTTTCCTGTTACCATTGTAAGCCAGAGGTCTTGAATTAGACTCTGCCTTAGCAATAGCCCAAGCCTGTTTAAGGGCTTTTCCTTCAAAACCAACAGCCGATAGGAGTTCTTTTAGTTCTCCGTCTGTCAGCATCTCAGAAGGCTTGTACACAGTAGTGCTGTACTTCTCTAAGGTTTCTTTCTTTAGTTGTACTGTTGATTTAGGTGTTTCCACCTGCAATGCTTGAGATGGTTGTGGTCCAGGCTGGACAGTGAATAGAAATAATGTTATCATTCCTATATACGTCCAGTTATGAACAACTTCGCTCAAACGTTGTTTGATATTCTCCATTGGCATTTCCTCCTTTAGAGATAACGAACTATAATCATAACATTACTTGACAGTAGGTGTCAAGCCAGTCAACTAGAAAAATTATGCATATATCTTATTACACAATACGAGCAGGACTAAACCCAGCGGTGGGCTTTGGTTATGCTGGACAAAACATAATTAAATCGTTGCAAGAATTAGGACATAAAGTAGATTTTGCAAACCCTAAAGCAGAATTACAATTAAATTTTACACAGCCACACCATTATAAATTACATAAGAATCAATATCAGATTGGTTACACACCTTGGGAATCTACTAAGATTCGTGATGAGTGGCGGGATAGAATGAATAGCTGTAATGAAATATGGGCAACATCAGATTGGGTTGCAGATGTTTATAAGGCTAATGGTATTACAGTTCCAATTAAAGTCTATCCACATGGAATTGAAAGTGTTTGGAAACCTTACAAGAGAGTAGTAAAAGAAGGTAGACCATTAAAGTTTTTACATGTTGGAGAACCATCTCCAAGAAAAGATGGACAACTAGTTACAGATACATTTATAAAGCTATTTGGAAATAACCCAGAGTATCAATTAACTTTAAAATGTCATGGTTCTTCTACTGTTAGAATCTATAACAAGAATAAAGAACTGGTTTCTCCAGATACTGTATATAATAATATTAAGATTATTACAGAAGAATATCCTATAGAGCAATTAGTAGATCTTTATCATCAGCACCATGTCCTTGTTTATCCTACTTGGGGAGAAGGTTTTGGTTTTATCCCGCTTCAAGGTTTAGCGACAGGAATGCCAGTTATATCGACTTATGATTGGGCTCATTATAAAGATTATTTAGGACCCCTAAAGCTTAACTCTATACTTACAGATGCAGAAGTGGATGGTGTGCCAAAAGCAGTTGGTGACCCACACATTGGTTCTTTTTATAAACCAGATAAATTACATTTAGAAGATCAAATGGTTTATGCAGCATTAAACTTTAAAGCAATGTCTGGTTATTACTTTGCTCAGTCAACTAAAATACACGAAGAATATAATTGGATTAAGTTGACTAAGAATGCATTTAGTCATTTAGAAGAAAGATTTTCATAACCCCTTCCCCTTTAGATTAAAGTTTGGTAGAATTGGATTTCAACTCAAAAATTAGATAAACCGCAAGGCGGAGAAAAGGTGTTATTATAAATGTCAAAAACTATTGCAAACCCATATGAAAATTTCATTGCATTGTCTCGTTATGCAAGATGGATTCCAGAGGAAGGCCGTCGTGAAACTTGGGGCGAAACTGTAGATAGATATTTTGACTTCATGCTAAATCATCTAAAAGTAAATCATAACTATGTTCCAGCAGACAAGCTTGTCGCAGAACTAAAGGATGCAGTTTTTAATAGAAACGTAATGCCTTCAATGAGATCTGTAATGACTGCTGGTGCAGCACTAGACAGAGATCATGTTGCAGGATACAACTGTTCGTTTGTCCCAGTAGACAATCCTCGTTCATTTGATGAGACTATGTATATTCTTATGTGCGGTACAGGTGTGGGATTCTCTGTTGAATACAAGTATGTAAATAAACTTCCTGCCGTCCCAGAAACGTTTGAAAAGTCAACAACAGTGATTGTTGTTGAAGATTCTAAGCAGGGTTGGGCAAAAGCATATCGTGAGCTTTTGGCATTACTATGGACAGGACAAGTTCCAGCAATTGATGTTTCTAAGGTTCGTCCAGCAGGAGCAAGACTTAAGACAATGGGTGGACGTTCTTCAGGACCACAGCCACTTGTAAATCTTTTTGATTTTACTATTGCAAAGTTTAAAAATGCAGCAGGTCGTCAGTTAAAGCCAATTGAAGCGCATGATATTATGTGTAAGATTGGTGAGGTTGTAGTTGTCGGCGGAGTTCGCCGTTCAGCAATGATTTCTCTTTCTAATATTAACGATATTGAAATGGCTGCAGCAAAGTCAGGTAACTGGTGGGAAAACAATACACAACGTGCACTTTCAAATAACTCTGTTGCTTATTCACGCAAGCCAGAGATGGAACAATTTATAGCAGAATGGAAAAACCTTTATGACTCAAAGTCAGGAGAACGAGGTATATACAATGTGGCCGCAGCTCAAGCCCAAGCAGCCAAGTATGGAAGAAGAGATCCAGATATTCACTACGGAACTAACCCATGCTCAGAGATTATTTTACGTCCTTACCAGTTTTGTAACCTTTCAGAAGTCGTACTACGTGAAAAGGATAAAGTTGAAGACGTATCAAATAAAGTACGACTTGCTACAATTCTTGGCACATGGCAATCAACGCTAACAGACTTTAAGTATCTTCGTAAGATCTGGAAAGACAATACAGAAGAGGAGCGACTACTTGGAGTTTCTTTAACTGGACAATTTGGGCATAAGTTTTTTTCAGGAAAGCAGGGCTTAGATAAACTAGAGTCCACACTTGCAGGACTTCGTGAATATGCAAGAACAATTAACTCAGAAGAGGCAGGGAAAATTGGGATTCCTGAGTCTGCAGCTATTACATGCGTAAAGCCTTCTGGAACAGTATCTCAGTTGGTCGGGGTGT